ATCCGTCGACTGCGTGATCTCGACGGAGTGAACGATCCAGATCGCCGTGGAGGGGGCGTTCAGCTCGAAGAAGTCCTGCTGCGCGGTGACGGCAACGCTGGAGAAGACCGCCGCGTACATCATTCCCATGGCAGTCCCCTAGAGAGTCGCGCGCCAGATGCCGTTGGCCGACCACACCACGGTGAACGTGCCGTTCACGACGGAGTTCGCGCCACCGAAGTAGTTGTAGCAAACCCCCCGGTCAGAAAGGGTGTCGTCGTACACCAGGCAGCCGTACACGTTCGCCAGGTCCGCGGCAGAACCCGACGCGGTGTCGTTCGCGTCCCAGAACACAACATCAGCAGTCGCGATGTTCACGCTCGTGCTCGCCAGCGACACACCACCGGCCGCCCACTGGCCGACCTCGGTGACCTCGTTGGTGTTCGCCCACTGCCCCGCGTTGTAGGCCGTGTTCGTGTCACCGGTGTCGTTGTCTGGGGTGATGCTGTTGTTGTAGAGCGCGGCCTTGAACGTGTCGGCGGTCAGGTCGAACGCCAGGTCGTTCAGGACGCAGTCCTCCAGGAACTGCTGGAAGACCTTCGAATCGGTCCAGGCCATCAGCGCTCCATCCCGATGTTGGCCGACTCGGCCTGCGCGTACGTGGCCAGACCAGAGGCGGCGTCGCGGGCCTCGTCGGCGACGCGCTGCGCCTCCTCGGCCTGCTTGTCCATCTCGTCCGCTGCGGCCTCGGCCTCTTCGAGGCGGGCGCGGGCCTTCTCGACGCTCACGCGGGCGCGGTCCGCGCCGGTCCATGCCAGCTTCGCCTGCTCAGCGGTGTGCGCCGCCGCGGCGATCTTCTTCTTGTCGGTGGTCATCAGGCTTCCATCCGGGCGGCGGGGGCGTAGACGGTCGTGGACAAGGAGTCCTCCGTCTCGGTCTGCACCGACATCATCGGGCGGTTGTTCGCGTCGTACTGGATCAGCTCTCGACCGATCCAGTCGCCGCGTTCCACCGCCGTGTGCTTGGCCCGTTCACCCGCCGGGACCAGCGGCGCCATCAGGCCCGCCAGCCCCGGACACGGATGCATCGGGGTCGTCACGTCGACCGTGCGCGCCGCCGCATCACACGAGGGACACGCCCAGGTGCGATGCAGCAGCGGCACACGCATCAGACCTCGCCGTCCTGCTTGCCCTTGACCGAGGACACGACCGGCTTCACAGGGGTCCGGCGGGCAGCCGGCGAGTCCACCGGCTTCTCCACCGGCTTCACCGGCTCGTCGTCGTCCTGGCTCGGCTTCGGGGTCACCGACCGGCGCTCACCCGGCTCGGCGGTCGCCCGCTCCACCGGACGACCGAAACCGGGGCGAGCCGCGGAGACCCGCTTGATGTACTCGTCGAACTCCTCGAACGCGGTGGGGTTCGCCGCCACCGCCGGGTCGTTGGAGTCGACCGGCTGGCCCTCGCGGTAGGTGCGGGCGACACCAGTGCTCTTGCCGCCCCAACTGAACGAGCGCTTCACGCGCAGCGCGGTCATCGCTTGTACGCCGCCGATCCGGAGAGCAGCGCCCGCGCCTGAACGAGGGTGATACCGGTGGTCATCCCCGTCGAGACGATCGCGAGCCGGCAGTACCGCTTGCTGCCGGTGTAGCCGATCTCCGCGGAACCACCGGTGGTGGTGATGGTCCCCGACGGGCCCTGGACCGCGTTGGTGTTGGTGACGTCGGTGTACGACGAGTCGTCGTCGCTCTCCTGAACCTTCAGGGTGAGCGTGCCGTCCGTGCGAGTCCCGACGAACACCAGCCACAGGCAGGTACGCCAGTCCCCACCAGGGCTCTGCGCAAGATCGACCGTGGCGCCCGTGGTGGTGGCGTTCGTGCTGATCGTGGCAGACGTGAAACCGTTGACCTGCTTGACGTTGTGATAAAGGCTGCGACGCATTCCTGACTCCTTTTTAAAAGGCCAGAGGGTTGACCGGGTGATGGGCACGGGGGGAGCTGCCCATCACCCGGTCAAGCTGACTCAGGCCAAGACCGACAGGAGGCGGAAGGCGTCGTCGTTCACCGAGTCGGCGCCGACCCGGTAGTAGGCGTACCAGCCGCGGGAACCATTGGGGCGCCGGTTCGAGCCCAGCAGGTGCGGGATGAACTCAACGGTCATGCCGATCCGGTCGGCAATAACGTAGTTCTGGAAGTCGCCGTAGACAGCGATGTTCGCGTTGTCGACGGTGATGTCGTAGGACATCGCCTCGGCCTCGTACACCGGGCGACCGATGAGCTGGCCCGGCAGACCGTTCCCGAGCTGCGTCCACAGCTCGGCGCCACCGGTGGTGTCCAGGCTGCGGACCTTGTTGAAGAACCCGCGGTGCGCCAGCCACGAGCTGTTCAGCCGGTAACGCGCCGGGAGCGCGTTGTCCAGCAGGTACAGGTCCGTGGAGTCCAGCGCGTTCGAGCCGGAGGTCGGGATCTCCGAGGAGCCGTCCGCCAGGGCGGTGACGATGCCGACCGGCTCGTTGGTGCCGGTACCGGAGATGAACTTCGTCGCCTCCAGGGTGTCCCGGCCGAAGGCCAGGAGCCGGGCGACCTCAGCCGCAACGTTCGCCTCGTCCTCGATCGCCTCGATCGAGATCGGCACGAAACCCTGCGCCTTGTGGATGTTGATGCTGGGCTGGGCGAAGGTCGGCGCGTTGTCGCCGGCCTCAGTCAGCTCCGCGGTGAAGCTCCAGGTCACCGCACCCGCCGACACGCCGTTCCAGACGTCACCGGTGGCCACGACCTGGCGAGCGACCCGGCGGATCTGGTTGAGCGAGCCCGCCGAGGTGATGATCACCGTGGGGTCGAGCTGGAACGGCACCAGGTAGCCACCGGCCGAGTCGGTCAGCGACATCGCGCGGGTCGCCTGGCGGGCGTGCGCGATGGCCTCCTGCTCGTTGCGGGACAGCTCGTGACCGGCGCCGCGGGCCATCTTCGACCAGGCGCGCATGTAGGTCGGGGAGCTGGTGGCCAGGCACAGCCGGGCCAGCTTGCCGTCCGAGTCGTCGAACTTCTCGATGATGTCGGTGGCGGCCTTGCGCACGGCGTCGTTCGCGACCGGCATGGTCTCGATCGCGGACTTCGCGCGGGCGGTCATCTCGCGGGTGACCGAGGCGCGGTCGCGACCCCACTCGCGGACCATGGAGACATCCCACGGGTTGCGCGCGTCGAAGCGGACGTCCTCGACCGAGCCCGGCTCGCCGAAGGCGTCACGGTCGTAGCCGTTGACCCAGGCGTCGGTGTTGGTGGGCAGGCCGCGAACCTCGCCGCCGGCCCAGCCGTCCTCGGTGTTGGGCTGGCCCGGGCGCTCCATGACGGAGCGGATCTTGGCGATGTCCGCCTTGCGCTCCAGGTTCTTGCGGTGCGCGTCGAGGGCGTCGAACTCGGTGGTCAGCTCGCCCCAGCGAACCTCCTCCTCAGCGGAGAGGTTGGCCTTGGCGGAGAGCTTGTCGATCTCCTCGGCGATGGCGTTCTGCCGCAGGACGGTGGCCTTGTGATTCATCTCAGCCGGGTTCGGCGGACCCAGCGGAAGCATGTCACTCATCGTGAGTACTTCTCCATCTTGGAGGTGGCCTGTGCACTCCGCAGCGCGATGGCCTCGGCGATGCGCTTGCGCGCCAACTGGCGCGAGGCGTCGTCGAGATTCGTGGCGGTGAGAACAGGAAGGGACTTGGCGCGGCCCTCGTCAGGGGTCTCGCCTGCCGGCTCCGAGTGCCCTGCGGCGGGCGGCTCGCCGTTCTGCTCCGAGTGCCCTTCAGGTGCGGGCGGCTCGGCCTCCTCCGGTGCCTTGTTCGAATCGTCCTCGGGCTGTACGGGCTCGGGGGCGGACTCTGGGGTAATGCTATCCGTCTGATCACCAGTTTCGGAACTGGTCTCATCCGGAGTGTCGGTGGGCTCCTCAGTGACGAGGTCGTCGGGAACCTCGGAGGAACCGGGCTCGCCCATGGCACGGGCGATGGAGTTGCGGACCTGGAGAACCATCGACTCATCCCGCGACATCAGATCGATGATTTCACGTCCACGCACTGATGCTGTGGTATCCGGGTATGCGGGGAACACGACCGGGCCCAACTCGGGGACCTTCAGCTCACGCAGCGTCCGAACGATGACGTCCTCGTCCATCTCGGCCTCGCGGCGCCAGATCAGACGCAGCACCTGCTCCGGGTCGGTGATCTTCTTGCCCCGGAAGTGCCAGTCCTCCTTGACGACCTCGAACCGGAACGACATCCCGTTGATCGAGCCCTCGATGAGGTTCTCCCGCAGCGGCTCGAACAGCGGAGCCGCGTGCATGCGGGCGTTGACCTTCAGGCCGCGCTCATCCTCGGCCAGCTTCTTGATCACGCCGATCGGCATCGACCCGATCGTGGTGGAGCGGCCGTGGTCGAACTGGAGGACCGGCATGCGCTCGCGGATCGACTTCTTGAACGCGCCCCGCGCGATCTGCTCGTCGAAGAAGCCCTCCCACGAGTCGATCCGCGTCAGCGAGTTGAACACCGCCGCGTAACCCTCGAAGGTGCGCCCGTCGCCGCCCTCCTGCTCGCTGGCCGCACGGATGGGCTGAAAGTCGAAGGACCGCTCTACGAAGCGCGGGATTGCCGCCGGCTTGGCCAAGACCTGGGTCACGACTCCTCCTCGTCGTCGATGCGAATCTCCACATGAACCTCGTCATCACGCTTCGGTGGAGTCGCCGGCTTCGCGGCCGGCTTGGGGTTGGGCTTCACGAGCTTCGCCCCGGATGCCGGCGCCTGAGCCGGAGTCCCCTTGATGGCATTGCCCGACTGGGTCGTCGCCTTTGCCACCGTGCCCGGCGGCTGCAACTGCACCGAGTACAGGCCGGAGTGCTGGAGCCGGGAGAAGTCCTCGTTCATGACCGAGGCGACCACGGTCTCCGGCTTGAACCCGGCGTCGATGAGCTGGCGGATCGTGGACGCCTGCCGGCCCTGGATCTCCGCTGCTGCGTCCCGGTCCTCCAGGAGGAACGGGTTCTCGCTGGCGTCGTACCAGAGCCGCGCTGACGTGCCCGGCATTGGCCCAGAGCGGGTGCAAGGTACCGTCGGCGAATCGGCGGCGTGCTTGTGAGTAATTCGAGTACGTCGCCGAAGCCAAGCCTTCGCTCAGCCCCACGATGATCGGCGGGACACCGCCGGCCGCGGAGATGAGGGTCTCGGCCTTCCCCTGGACGTTCGAGAAGTCCATCTGCTGGAAGTTCGTGCCGATGACCTTCACGTCGGCGCCGCCGCCGAGGAACATCGTCTTGTAGGCGTTCTCCGCGCCGCGGTACTTGCCCTCGAACTTGTCGATGAACGCCTCGAACTGGGCGCGGCTCACGGCCTTGTCCATCGACACGGAGAGCTGCGGGGTCGCGGCGTTGGAGAAGAACGCGTTCTTGTGCCGCGTCATCTCCTTGTCCCCGATGATCTGCGGGATGATCGGGGTGATCCAGGACATGCCCCGGTAGGAGGCCAACGGGTCGGGCATGGGCGCGTAGTGCGCGACCTCGCTGGCCCGGAACAGCACCGGGTCGTGCCCCTTCTGGGGGCCTCCCTCCCAGTAGGCGAACCCGACCTTCTCCATGCCGACCTGGCCGCCCTGGATGATGCGCGGCGCGAGGATGATCTGGACCCAGTCCGGGCGCAGCCGCACGAGCTGGCGGCCGTCGCGCAGCCAGTAGGAGTTGCCGGCGAGGGTGGCGTCCAGCTCCAGCTTCAGGAGCAGATCCTGGGTGGTGCCACCCGGCCAGGGCTGGGACAGCACCCCGAGGTCGGCGGTGAAGAACAGGTCGCCCGTCTTGCCGGCCTTCAGCCGCTGCCACAGGAACCGGACCCCGGAGAACACGAGCGCGCGCACGGCGATGACGGAGAACAACACGCCGGACTGGTTGAACGCGGCCCGGGTGTAGGACTCCAGGCTCGTGGCGATCTGCTCGGCGGGCCGGTTCTCGTAGATGCCCTCGATGATCTGGCCGCTGTACTGGTTGCCGGCGTAGACGAGCTGCTGGCTGACGATGCTGGCGTAGTCGTCGAGGGTGGCGATGTCGCGGTCGGCGCTGCTGCGGCTGCGGATGGCCTCCAGCAGGTTCACCGGTCACTCCCGTCGACTTGAATCACGAGCAGGCCGACGGCTGTGAGTAGCCCGCCACCGAGAAGGGTGAGTCCCGGGTAGCCCATGGCCAAGAATAGGGCCCAACCCATGAGGCTGAGCCCTAGTACCACGACCAGAACTGCAACGACAAGCCTCACAGGAACGCGAACAGCGGTTCGAGGATCTCGTCGAGCCCGCGCGCGCGGAAACCATGTACCGCTAGCGTTGACGCCACCAGGGGCGAGATGTCGTCGGTTGCCTGTCGCCGATTCCATGCCCAGGCGTCTCCCAGCGGTCGTGTAGTGGCGACTTGGAGTGCCTTCGTGAGCACTTCCTGTCCGGTGTGGCGAAGGCGGGGAGCGTGGTTCCCCTCGTCGTCCTTGTTAACGACGTCATCATGGAACACTCCGCATGCCTGCGCCATCTCCCTGGCGGGGACCTGCTCAACTTCGATACCGGCCTGTGCCAGGTCGGCAATGAGTGAGCCGGCGGGGCCGGCTGGGTCCAGGAGAATCGCAGCAGGAGCGTACCGGTCGTTCAGGTCGACGATCCGCCGGACAACCCAACCCATTCCCTGACGGTGGTCCACCACCTTGGTGTGCAAGTTTCCGTCGGTACGCAGACCGCAGGAGGCGATGGACGCGGCGGAGTGTTCCGGGTTCGCGTCGACGGCGAACACGAGCGCGCTCGCCGGGTCCGGCCGGGAGGTCGGGTCACCGCACGCTTCCCAGAGCTTCATCGGGATGACTGCGCCGGAGCCGTCGTCGGGCCAGATGCCGAGGCGCTCGCGGGCGAACTCGTTGTCACCCATGGCGTCGCGCTCGGCCTGGATGAAGGCGGGCTTCACCCGGTAGCCCATAGCGGGGTTCGCCTGGCGCCAGGCGTGCATGTCGTCGAGGGAGGACTCCTCGTGGGCGGACCATTCGAAATAGGCCAGCCGGCCGGGCTTCCCCTCCCGGCCCCGGTCACGGACGCGGCGGAGCTGATCACTATTCGGCATTCCAGCGCTACTGGTATACCAAATTTGAGGATTTGGCCTTGCGGACAATGTTGGCATCAATGCCGCCATTGCGCTGGCGGAAAGTGCGTACGCCTCGTCCAGGATCACCAGATCACCAGAGAAGCCACGACCTGAGCCCGTCGACCTGGCCACGAAGCGCAGGCGGGTGCCGTCGAGCAGCTCGATGCCCTCCTCGCCGTGGGAGGTCCGAATCGACTTCACGCGCCTACGCAAGGAGTCGGTGTTGTCAATCAAGGCCTTGGCCCGGAGGAAGCCCTCGGCGGCGGTCTTGAACTCGTGGGCGCTGTGCAGGATGAGCTTGGTCTGCGGTTCGCAGAACAGGGCGTGCAGTTCCCGGGCTTCGAGGATACTGCCCTTTCCATTCTGCCTGGAAACAATGAGGCCGACCTCGAATGCGCTCCACTGGTCGGGCGCTAGCTCGCCCATGGAGCCGCGCAGGACGGCCTGCTGCCAGGGGTCGAGTTCGAGGCCGGCACGGTGGGCCAGCTCGATGGCGTCGTCCCCGAGGGTCCAGCGCGCGGGGGGGACGAGCTGGACGCGCGGCTCCTGGATGCCGTAGAGGATCTCAGTCATCGTTGTGGTAACCTCGTTCCCCTAGGCTCGACGAGGCGTGGCTAGGTCAGGCATGTCTGGTCGCGAACTTGGCGGTTTCCGGTCGTGGCTTCGGCAGGACTTGGTGGGGTACGGCACGGCACGGTCTGGCCATAACAAGGCTCGGCGCGGCTAGGAGCCGGCGGTCCGACGACGCTCGTCGCGCTTGCGTGCGAGATCGTCGATCGGATCGTCGGCCTTGGCCTTCGCATCCAGGTCGACGCCCTTGATGTAGCCCAGGAGCTGGGCCTTCGCGAGGGTGTTCTGCCGGATCTCGCGGGCCGCGGACACGTCTCCTGCCAGGGCCTTCGGGTAGAGCGCGCGGTGGATGCGGTCCAGGCGGGCGACGTCGGACTTGACCCGGTCCTCGATGGAGAGCGGGTCCTCCTTGGCCTCGTCCTCCTGCCGGCGCCGGGCTGCGCGCAGTGCCTGTGCTGCGCCTCGGGCGTCCTTGAAGAGGGTGCCCGGCCGGTCGGGGTCCTTGGAGAGCGCGATGTCGTGGGGGGTAGCCCCGGCGAGGTGCAGCTTCCAGGCGAGGTCTTGCTTGCGCTCGGACTCCAACTGATCAGACAGGCTTGTCATGTCAACCTCTTGATGACTAGGATGGTCCCGATGGGTAGGCCGAAGGTGGTCGACACGTGCAAGGCG